GCGACATGAATGACGAAGAGGTCGCAGCCTTCGAAGCCCTCAAGGCCAAGATCGAAGCAACTTCAGCCGCCATTGACCGTGAAGCTGCCCTGATTGCCGAAGAGGCGCAGATGAACCACCCCTCTCATCTGACCACGGCTTCCGTGATCACGGTGGTGGACAACGCCGCCTCTGACCCCAAACATGGCTTCAAGAGCGTGGGCGACTTCCTCAAGACCGTGCGCCAGGCGCAAAACCCCGGCGCTTCCATTGATGAGCGTCTGTTGATCGGCTCGGGCCGAAACGCAGTGGCGCCTGCCACCTTCGGTAGCGAAGGCTCCGCCCAGGACGGCGGCTTTCTGGTGCCGCCTCAGTTCGCCCAGGAAATCTTTCAGTTGTCTTTGGGCGAAGACTCCCTGCTGCCCATGACCGACAACGTGGAGATCACGGGCAACACCATGGCCTTCCCCAAGGATGAGACCACGCCCTGGGGTACCAACGGCATCCGTGCCTACTGGCAAGGTGAAGCGGCTTCTGCCATCGGTACCAAGCCGGTGCTGGGCCTGTCGACGCTGCGTCTCAAAAAGCTCATGGCCCTGGTGCCGGTGACCGACGAGTTGCTGGACGACACAAATGCCTTGTCGACCTACCTCCCCGACAAGATCGCCACCTCCATTCGCTGGAAGACCAACGAGTCGATCCTGTTTGGCTCGGGCACTGGCCTGCCGGTGGGTTGCATGAGCAACGCCACCACGGTGACCGTGGCCAAGGAATCAGGTCAGGCCACGCAGACGCTGTTGGCCCAAAACCTGGCCAAGATGATCTCGCGCTTGCCCCCGGGCTCGTTTGGCAAGTCGGTCTGGATCGTCAACAACGACGTGCTCCCGGCGCTCTTCACGCTGACCCTGGGCAACTACCCGATCTACCTGCCTACCGGCATGAATCCGGGTGGCATTCAGGTCTCGCCCTACGGCACGCTGCTCGGCCGCCCGGTGATCGTCTCCCAGCACGCCAACACCTTCTCCTCTGCGGGCGATGTGCTCCTGGCGGACCTGTCGTACTACCAGACCATCACCAAGGCGGGTGGCATGCAAACCGCAACCTCCATGCACCTGTACTTCGATGCGGACCTCACGGCTTTTCGCACCACGTTCCGCATGGACGGTCAATCCAAGATCGCTGCGCCGATCACCCCCGCCAAGGGCAGCACAACCATGTCGCCCTTTGTCCAACTGGGCGCTCGCTGATCAGGCGCCTGACCATCAAGGAGAAATCACATGTTTCCCAATGCAAAAGGCAGCGAGCTGTTCTCGGTTCTGGCCACCATCGACCCGGCCAGCCAGGCCGTCGGTACCACCTCTACCGGCTGGATCTCGGCCGGTAACCACCACAACCTGCTGGCGCTCATCCAAAGCGGCGCGCTGGGCACCAACGCCACGCTGGATGCCAAGCTCCAGCAAGCCCAGGATGCCTCGGGCACCGGTGCCAAGGACCTGACGGGCAAGGCCATCACGCAGCTCACCCAGGCAGCCAGTGGCTCGGCCAAGCAGGCGCTGATCAATCTGCGCCCTGAAGACCTGGATGTGACTAACGGCTATGCCTATGTTCGCCTGTCGGTGACCGTGGGCGTGGCCGCCAGTCTGACCGCAGCCCAGGTGCTTGGCGTCAATCCCCGGTTTGCGCCGGGCGACGCCAATAACCAGGCCGCTGTGGTCCAGGTGGTCTAAGAAATCGGGGAGAGCAATGCATGCCTATGCAGTTGATCACCCCGCCTGCAGGAGAGCCGGTCTCGCTTGCCGAGGCCAAGCTCCACCTGCGGGTGGATTTCGATGACGACGACAGCCTGATCCAGGTCCTGATCTCGGCCGCCCGACAGGCGGCCGAGACCTTGACCAATAGGCAACTTGTCACCGCGCGCTGGCGGATGGTGCTCGACAGCTTTCCAGGACCGAGCCTCATGGGCGTACCCGCAGGACAGACCTTCACGCTGCCCGGGCACGCTGTTTTGCTGCCCAAATCGCCCGTGCAATCGGTGGTGGAAATCCGCTATCTGGACATGGCGGGTGCCTGGCAGGTCATGCCAGCAGCGAACTACACCGTTGACAGTGCCTGCGAGCCTGCCCGCATCACCCCCGTGTTCGGGCAGATCTGGCCAATTGCCTTGCCTCAGATCGGGGCCGTGAGCGTGATCTTTGATGCCGGATATGGCGACGCTTCGGCGGTGCCCGAGGGCATCAAGACCTGGATCAAGCTGCGCCTGGGCTCTCTGTACGTCCACCGCGAGGAGGTGGCATCGATGACGCGAGGGCGCATTGACCCCTTGCCCTTCATCGATGGCCTGCTCGATCCCTACAAGGTACCTTTGATATGAGGCCTCTATGAACCCGATCGGAGCCGGAACGCTGGGCCGCCGCATCAAGATCCAGCGCCCCAGTACCGTCAAAGACAGCCTGGGTGCACCCAGTCGGACATGGATCGATGTGGCCACCGTGTGGGCAGACATCCAGCCTTTGTCTGGACGGGAGGCTGTGATCGCTAGCCGCATCTCGGCCGAACTCACGCACCAGATTACGGTGCGCTACCAGAGTATTTTTGAAAACCCTCAGCTGGTGGCCCAGTACAGGGTGCTCTACAGGTCGCGGATCTTCAACATCCATTCGGCCCTGAACGAGGACGAAAAACGCGTCCTGGTCATCCTGCTGGCCAGCGAAGGTCTGGACGATGGCTAAACATGAACGCTTCAAGGTGGAGGGCTTGGCTGAATTGGCCAAAGCCCTGCGCGAATTGCCTGACCGTGTGGCCAAGAACGGCCTGCGTGTTTCGGTCTATGCAGGAGCCAAGGTCATCCGCGATGAAGCCCGTATGCGTGCGCCCAAAGCGGCCGAGGTCCTGGGACCGAATCAGCCGCCACCGGGCACGCTCAAGCGCTCGGTGATCATGAAACAGATCCCTGAACTCTCCAGCCTCACGCGTCAGACCTTCTTTGTGACGGTGCGCCACGGCAAGAAGTACCGCAAGCAAGGCAGACAAGGCAACCTCTCGCAGGATGCCTGGTACTGGCGTTTCGTGGAGTTTGGCACCCGAAAAATGCGCGCGCGGCCATTCCTGAGGCCCGCACTGGAAGCCAAGCGGCGTGAAGCGGTGCAGGCCATGAAGGACAGGTTGAGTGAGCGCATCGAGCTGGAAGCCAAGAACCTCTACAGAGGTCAGCAGAGGAAGTAGCCGTGCAGGATTTCTTTGACGCCATCAAGGATCTTGCCGGGGGTGAGGTTTACGCGCTTGTCGCAGCAGAAAACACCCAGTACCCGGCCATCGTCTACACGCCCATCGTGCAGGAGCACATCTTTGGCATCGATGGACCGCATGGCCTGCAGCGCGTGCGCGTGCAGGTCGACACCTACGCCAGAACGTACCAGGAGGCCTTGCACCTGCAAGACCAGGTCCTGGCTGCGCTTTTGGCTGACAAGAGCACCGTCGCCGATGTGCGCATGGGGCTCAGTGAATTTGAAGATCAGGCCCGGCTGTACCGGGTGAGCGTGGACTACACCTACCACCGACCGGTGGGTTCACCGTGAAACAAGGAGCATCTGCATGAGCAGCACCGCAATCACCGCGCAGGGCATTGCCATTGCCCGGTTTGGCACCACCGCCTTTGAAACCATCCCCAACGTGGTCTCGTTTCAAGGCCCTGGCGGGCAGGCCGCCGTGATCGACGTGACCAATCTGGCGTCCACCGCCAAGGAAAAGCGCGTGGGTCTGCGCGACGAGGGGCAGTTGTCCCTGACCTTGCACTACAACCCCGACGATCTGGTGCACCAAGGCCTGAGAACCGATCGGGCCAACCGGGTGCGCCGCCAGTTCAAGATCACTTTTACAGACACCAACCCTGCCACCTGGACCTTCTACGGCTATGTCACGCACTTCAGCGTGCAAGGCGGTGTGGATGCAGTCGTGCAGGCCTCCGTGACCATCGAGATCGATGGCGACATCACCGAAACTTAAAGAGAGACACCCCCATGTTGACCCGTGAACAAATCCTGCAGAGCGACGATCTGCCCCGTGAAACTGTCCAAGTCCCGGAGTGGGGCGGTGAGGTGCAGGTGCGCACCATGACCGGTACCGACCGTGACGCCTTCGAAGCCAGCTTGATTGGCAAGGAAGGCCGCCTTGAGAACGTGCGTGCCCGCCTGGTCTCGCTCACCTTGTGTGATGAGACAGGCAGCCGCCTTTTCAGCGATGGTGACATCACGTCGCTCGGAGGCAAGAGTGCCAAGGCACTGGACCGTGTGTTTGCCGTGTCCCAGCGTCTGAACGGTATTGGCGCTGATCAGGTGGACGCCGCAAAAAACGCCTGATCGCCCATCCTTCGCGGCGCTTTGTGTTCCGGCTGGCGCTGGCTTTGGGCCTACCGGTGCGCGAGATGCTCGCATCGATGGGCTCGGACGAGCTGAGCGAGTGGATGGCGTACTACCAGCTCGAGCCCTTCGGGGACTACCGGGCCGACTACAGGTCCGGCGTGGTGGCCTCCACCTTTGCCAATGCCCACCGGGCCAAGGATGCGGGGCCGTTTCGGCCAGAGGACTTCATGCCCTTCCTTGAAAAACCGCAACCCACCCAACCTCAAGACGAAACACAGCTCAATGTGGCCCGGTTCAAGGCCATGTTCGCGCACAAGGTGATGAAGCATGGCTGATATCGGCTCCCTCGTGGTCAAACTCGCAGCGGAAACGGCCGATTTCCGCGAAGACCTGGGCAAGAGTGCATTGCTTTTGGAGCGCCACGCCGAATCCATGCGTGGCTCCCTCGAAAAAGTAGCCGAGGTCGCCAAAACCACCTTTGCTATCGCCATCGGCGTGGAGTCGGTGGGGGCGCTCAAGGAGTTGGTGGCCCACACGCTGGAAACGGTGGCCGCCCTGCAGGATCTGGCCGAGCAAACCGGGGCAAGCGCCACGGCCCTGTCCGGCTTTGCACCGGTGGCCACCATTTCTGGCGTGGCGATGGAGCAGATTGGCGTAGGCCTGACCAAGCTCTCCAAGGGGCTCGCCGGGGTGGACGATGAGACCAAAGGGGCTTCTCAGGCCCTACAGTTTCTGGGCATCAAGGCCAAGGATGCAGGTGGCAACCTGCGCGATCCGGCCGAAGTCATGAACGACATTGCCCTGAAACTGTCCAATTTCGAGGACGGGGCAGGCAAGACGGCCATTGCGCTTGAACTGTTCGGCAAGTCTGGAGCTGGGCTGCTGCCCTTCCTCAAGGACCTGGCTGCCAACCAGGACCTGAACATCCGTCTCACTGAAGCAGAGATCGAATCTGCCGAGAAGGCATCGAAGGCACTGGGCCGCATGCGGGCCGAGCACAACTTTGTCGCCCAGACCATCGTCACGGCGGCGCTGCCTGCACTCGAAGAATTGGTCGGCGAGCTCAAAGCCGTGATGCTGGGCACGCACAACACGGCAGACGCCATGGTCAAGCTGCGAGACGATGGCACGCTCAAGACCTGGGCGCAGGACACAGCGTATGGCATTGCCATCGTGATCGATGCTCTGCGTGGTGTGATCCAGATGGCCAAGGCGGTCATGGGCAGCTTCGAGGCAGTTTGGGCCGACATCGAATTGCTCGGCACTTTCCTCGCCGGTGGCAAGGGACTGAACCCGTTTTCCGAGGAGAACCAGGCCACACTCAAGACCGCATTGGAAAAACGCAACGCGATCGTTGAGAAGGCCAATCAGACCTACGTTGACCTCTGGAAGATGCCCCTCCTGGCCGATGCGGTCAAAGAGCGCTTTGACGCCATCAACCGGGGCGAGACCGAAGCGGCCGGTGAAGCCGCCAAGCCCAAGCTGAACTACAACTCGGCCACTGGTGCGCTGACCGCAGCGGCCATGGCCAAAATCGAGAGCGACATCAAGCAGCTGCAGGGGTTGACCGATTTGGAGACGGGCCTCCTGAAGGACCGGCAAAAGATCATCGATCTCTACGAGGGGCAGGGTTACATCAGCTACAAGGAGGCCAGTGAGGCCCGGCTGAACGCCCAGCAGGAATTCACAGATCGCCTGGGCGAGTTGTATGCGCAGGAAGAGTCCATCTTGAAGCGTGGCCTGGCTACCGTGGCCAAGACAGCCCAGGACAAATTGAAACTGCAGGACAAGCTTTCGGAAATCACCCTGCGCAGGGAAAAGCTCGAGCGTGAAGCCCAGCAGTCCAACCTCGAGCGCGAGATCAAGCTGCCGGGTGAAACACTCAAAGACCTGCAGGAGCAAGTAGCCAGAAGCCAGGGTCAGCTGCGATCGACCGAAGAGCAGATCAAGGTCCTGCGCGAGACCGGTTCGATCAGCGAGATCGATGCGCTCAGGCGACTGTCCGCTGCCAGGCGCTCCAGCGCCGATGAGCTGGCGGATTTCGCGGCCAAGGCCAGAGAGCTGGTGGAAGCCACGCCTGGCAATGACAAGTTGGCCGAATCGTTTCGGCGCATCGAGGAGGCTGCCCGTCAGGCAGCCGATGGGGCGACCTTGCTGGGTCAACGGGCCCTTGAGTTGTCAGATCCCGGTGCTGGGTTCTCCAAGGCGCTTCGCACCCTGGGTGAAGAAACCGAGCAGGTGGGCAAGCAGATGGAGGCGGTGACCACCAAGGCCTTCAATGGAATGACGGATGCGCTCACCAACTTCGTGATGACGGGCAAGCTCGACTTCAAGTCGCTGGCCACCTCCATCATTTCGGACCTGATCCGCATCCAGATCCAGCGTGCCATCACGCTGCCCATGGCCAAAGCGCTGGGCAGCATGTTCGGGTTTGCCGATGGCGGAATCATGACCTCATCGGGCCCCTTGCCGCTGAGAGCGTACGCCACTGGCGGGGTGGCCACCACGCCTCAGTTGGCGGTCTTTGGCGAGGGTTCCATGGCCGAGGCCTATGTGCCGCTCCCCGATGGTCGCTCGATCCCCGTCACCATGAGCCAGTCCTCGTCCGGGGGCGGCGATGTGTTCAACATCTCGGTGAATGTGGCTGAGGGTGGGGTGACCAGCAGCGCAGGGCAGGGCAAGGACTTGGGGCGGGCGATTTCCAGTGCGGTGCGACAGGAGCTGCTCAATCAGAAGCGGGCCGGTGGTCTGCTGGACCCGCGTCGGCAGTGATGCATTGAAGGACTTTCATGGCGACATTCACATGGATCGCCTCGATTGGGGCGTCCCTCACCCTCAAACCCAATGTCCGCAAGGTCTCCTTTGGAGACGGGTATGAGCAGCGCCTTGCCTACGGCATCAACACCCAGCCTGAGGTCTGGTCACTCGAATTTCGGGGCAAGTCCACGGCTGATGCCGCTGCGATCGACAACTTTCTGCGTGCCAGAGGGGCAGTCCAGTCCTTTGATTGGACCACTCCGAGCGGCATTGTTGGCAAGTTCCTTTGTGAGGAGTGGAGCCGCAGCATCGAAGAACCCAATCTGGAAAACATCCACGCCACCTTCCGGCAGGTGTTTGATATGTCATGACCAGCCAAGCGATTACTTCAGAAATTCAGAGACTGGCCCCGAGTGCAGTCATCGAGCTTTTTGTGCTCGACCTGTCCCTGTTCAACGAAGGGGTGGTGAGGTTTCATGCCGGAACCAATGAGCTGCGTCAGCAGGTGGTCTGGCAGGGCAACACCTATGAGCCGTTCCCCATCCAGGCCGAAGGCTTTGAGTTCAACGGCAACGGCCAGGTGCCACGTCCCAAACTCAAGGTGGCCAATGTCACAGGCAGCATCACCGCACTCATCCTGTCCTATCAGGACCTGGTGGGGGCCAAAGTCACCAGAAAGCGCACGCTCCTGAAATACCTGGATGCGGTGAACTTTGCGTCTGGGTCCAACCCGACAGCAGACGCCACCGCTGAATTCGCGGACGACGTGTATTTCATTGACCGCAAGTCCCGGGAAACCCGGGATGTGGTCGAGTTCGAGTTGGCTGCCGCTTTTGATCTGGAAGGGGTGTCATTGCCCCGGCGCCAGATCGTGCAAAACGTCTGTCCCTGGCAGTACCAAGGTGCCGAATGCGGCTACACCGGAACCGCGTACTTCAACGCTAACGATGAAACCGTCAGCGCCCGCGCGCAGGATGCCTGTGGCAAACGCCTGGCGTCCTGTCAGAAGCGCTTTGGTGTGAATGCCGAGTTGCCCTTTGGCGGGTTTCCTGCAGCGGGGTTGATCCGGTGATGCTCGATGCCAACAAGACGCTGGCGCTGGCTCATGCTGCTCGGGAGTTTCCCCGCGAAGCCTGTGGCTTGCTCGTCATTCACAAGGGCAGGGAAACCTATGCTCCGTGCCGCAATATTGGCGTGGGTACCGACCAATTTGTGATCCACCCCGAGGACTATGTGCGGGCTGACCAGCTTGGCGAGATCGTGGGAGTGTTTCACTCCCACCCCAATCTGAGTCCTGAACCCAGCCAGGCGGACCGTGTGGCATGCGAAGCCAC